GAACGCGCTTGCCTCATCATCCATTTTGTACTTTTCATTCTTGGCAATGGCACTGATGAAAGAGTGAGGGATGCCCCACTCCAACTGTGCTTTGCGAATTTGATCCGCCGCAAACGAAAGGAACTTGTGCTGGTCTCTGGTAACATTATCCATGTCTATTCTCCCATCTTGAGGATAGCAACCTCACCCCAAGGGGCAGTGTCGCTTCCAATGTCAGTTGAAACCCAAAGCACTGGGAAGTCCGGTGTATTGGGGAAGTCGTGTATTTCCAAGTCGGTCAGTCCGACAAAGTTGTCACAAGGCAACTGCTTGTCTTCGATGTAGTCAAAGACTGGCGTGACCCTAGTGCCACCCCTGCCATTGATCTCGATTTTCTCAATGACCTCACCCTGTTCGTAACGATGAACAGTGCGAACTTTTACATCGCAAGTTATGACAGTAACAGAGCGGGGCTTTTGATCTTCGGTGATGGCGTTCATCTCACCAAGGAAGTGTGACAACTCATCGCCTGATACTGAGCCTGATGTGTCAACGTAAATGATCACATCACCGGCACCCACCTTGTCAATGCTGGGCAGATACACGCCCTGATTGAACCAAGCATTCTTTTGTGGTCTCCGCCATGTGTAGTCGTCAGGCTGATCACCACCAATGAAGCGGTTAAGAACGTCACGCCAGTCGATCTGGCAACGCCGCATCACTTGCACAAGCTGGTCAATCTTAGCTGGTAACTTGCCCTGAGCCTTGGCAGCATCAGCGGCCATCAGTGTCTTGATGTCCAACTCAGCTTCGATCTGACTGGCCTCAGCATCAGACAACGGCTCACCATCGTCACCCATGGTCTCTATAACGCCGCCCCATGATGGTGCATCGTCAGGTGTCTGATCGTCAGGCATGTGTGAATAGATGCGCTCTGCCGCCCAGTCCTTGTACTGCACCCACTCAGGCTTGCTGTCGTGGTACATGCCATCGGCGGGAAGGGAAAAGCCGTCACCCTTCAAGATATCGTTGATGGCAATGTCTGTGCATATATTCCATTTCTTGTGATCACGGTCACCGATACGCAAGCAATGCTTGAACACAACGTGCAAGACCTCATGAGCGATAACACCCATGACCATATCCTGATCGTACTTGTCAACGAACTCACGGTTCCACAAGATCGACTTGCCATCAGTTGCCATTGTCGGCAGGGCGGTGGTCTCAGTAAAGTTGAGACCCATAGCGCAAGACCCAAAGAATGGGTGCTTCAGAACCAATTGCGTCTTGGCTCTGGCAATTTTCAAATTAGCATCCATGATGCATCTCCCAAAAAGTTATATAAAACTTTTGAGGGGCGGTGATGCCGCCCCCCAATATGTTACAGAACAAGCTGTTTGCCATCAGTGATGATCCACTGACGCACGGCCTCAGACTGCTTGAGCGTCTGATCACGGTTGACCGCATCCTTTACAGCGAATGCCGCGAACTCTTGCTGATCAAGCCGCTTTAGGTACTTGATCACGTTGCCAGCATTCGCCTTGCTCATACGGTGAGCCAGTCCAGATGCGGTGGCGTAAAGCACCATGGCATCATTCGGCAGATCAGCGCTGTCAGGGTTGCTGATAACCTTGTCGAGGTCAGGCATGTGATCTTTCAACTTCACATATCCCATGAAATCAGCGCAAGCCGCACGGCCTACCTGACCAGTGATTGCCTCTGCCTGTTCGACTGGTGGTAAGCCCCAGCCCAAGATTGTTGACACCCGATCCCATGACCGTGGTGACGGTGACGCATTCGCATCACGATCAAACTTGTGCAGGAACTCAGGGCGTGACCGATTGAAGCCAGTCACATCCTCATGGATACCGTGAGCCATGAAATAGGCAATGGTATCCTCAAGATCAGCCTCAATCTCTAAGAACATCAGACGATCTTTGAGGTGGCTTGGCATGTTGTTTGTGCCAGCCCGATCACTGGTGCGGTTGCCAGCGGCAACGATAGCGCAGTTGTCAGGCAGTTTGAACTCGCCAATCCTGCGCTCATTCACGATCTGAGCAAACACGTTCTGATTTGAAACCGGAGCCTGTGGTGCCTCATCCCCAAACAAATAGACCGCTTCCATCTTGGAAGCCATCTCATGGATTTTGGCAAGCCAATGCGGCATGATCCGCTTGGCCTCACCATCAACCAAAGCAATGATGCCAGCCAATTCGGCAGCATCGAATTGAGCCAATGACAGTATATAGCAGCCATGATCGCGCTCTTCTGCAATTTGCTGAACGACTGACGTTTTGCCAAGACCAGCACCGCCGATCAGGTAGGGGATAACCCGCTGAGCATCACGCCCTGTCGCGTTTTGAATTTGGCTATCGATTGAAGCCGCTACGATATTCTTTGCCTGAGATAGTTTCATCAATATTCTCCTAAGTTGAAAAAAGAAGAGGGGGCAAAGCCCCTATTATTAGAACTGGTCAACGACATCGTTCACTGTGTCGTTTTCTTTTTCGACTGCCGCCTGAGCCGCCTTTGCGGCCTGATCGTTGTGGTAGTCATTACGCGCCGCTTGCAGCGCGTTAAAGTGATCAAGAAACTCAGCGAGTTCCTCATCGCTCAGACCATCCTTGAACTTGTTGCCTTGAACGGCATTGCCGTTATCGTCTTTTGATGTTGACCATTTGCCGATCACTTTTTCAGCAAGGATCAAAGCGGCAGACTTTTCAGCCTCACCCGATACGGCCTTGGCAAGTTTTGCTTCGGAAGTAATATCCTGATCAGCAAACACCGCCAGCACGGCAGTCGGCGTGGTGTTATCACCGAAACCAAACTGACGCTTCGCGCCAACTGAATTTTCGATGTATTTTTTTGCGACAGCATCTTGGCAATTCCCATCAGTGGTCAGGTCTTCACGCACCCTTTTTGAGATAGTGCGCGGCAAGTTGCCTTTGGTCAGGGTGATGCCCGATATCGCGCTGATCAGTTCAGCATAGGTTGCCAACTTGGTGGCATTCACCTGTTCAGTGACCATCTTTGCGTCACCTTTTAGACCTTTGATCGTGGTCTGATTGGCGGCAATGGTTGTGACAGATTGTGTTGATAGTGAAAAAGTTTGGTTAGCCATGTCGGCATCTCCCATAAAAGTTGAATGTTTCGCCGTGCTATCGGCTCATCAGTGTGTCAGCATCAGACACAGACAGGGGCAAAGCCCCTATGGCTAGATTGCAATGTATTGAGACAGGCGAACCGTTCCCTGCTTGGATAGTTTGTCGCCCTCTATTGTGTAGTAACCGTGAAATTTGCGGCTTTTGTATACCGCAATCATTTCGGGCTTTTCACCGAATGCTTTGTGGCAACGTGCAATGTATGCACCCAAGGCCTTGATCGTTGGCTTGAGTGGATACAGGGTTGTAGTGCCGTCCTCGTTTAATTGATTAGCTGAATACATTATGCATTCCCCTTTTTATTTGGTTTACGTTTTGAAATAATCTCAGCCATTGTGAGATGAAAAACTGGTGCGGCTTGGTACTGATCATCTTGCATAGAAATTTGTTTCACTATGTCAGTTTTGTTTGATGCATCAGGCTTTGGAATGAAAGTTAACTTTTTCATTATGCAGTCTCCTATTTACCAGTGAATACTGAAGGGTTTGAATGGTTTGGTCTGACGCTGAACTCGCCGCATTCGCTGGTGATCAGGAACTCATTTGGCGAAAGCTTCAAAGCGCGGCAGATAGTCACGATTTGCTGCTTGGCTTGTGCCATGTCTCGCACGATTGCCTTGTCGTGTTTGACAGTGAAGCGACTGGTTGAAAGCTTGGTGATATCCCTAACGGTGTTTGTGATTGTCAGCATTGTGCATTCCCCTACTTGAAAAGGTTAAATTCAAAACGCTGGATGAAATACTCAGGATTGTCTGAGTTTTCGATAGCGTCATTTATCTGCGCTTTGTTGATGCGGTTTTCATGCTCAGCAATGCTGATTGCGTGGCGGTTAAGCAAGCCCATGTTGATAAGCGTCTGCATTGTTTCAATGCGGAGCGGTGTAACGTCAGCAAAAGCCTCAGAATGCTCAGGTGCATAAGTTGAATAATTCATGGTATCGGTCTCCTGTTTCGCGTATCTCTTCATGGCATGGGTACGATCCCATGCGACAGGTAGGGCAGATTGTCAGTCTGCCCATCATCCACCCTATTGGTTGGTTTGAACTTTGACCCAGTCGCTTCAGCCATTGGATTGGCACTGTCGCATTCTTTGGGGGGTCTGGCATCCATCACGCTGGAAGTGGGCGGAACATCTGGTCTCGGGGGCAAGCAGTGAAAGGGTGCTTCGTAAACCGTTGCCAACGTCCGGCAGTGGGGTTCCCTGAGTGTCGCTGGGCTACCAACCCAATGTGCGCTTGCGGTGTGTGCCTCCTATGGCTGTTAAAGATCGGGCATAGCTGCCGCCCCTGCCCTGCGGTGCCGATCGGCTTGCTGGACACCTCCGGTGTTAAATCAATATGGATATCGTGTCAACCCCATATGGTTACGTTTATTTACATTATTTTACGTTTATTTATGTATGCGTCCTGTGATGCAGTGTGGAAGCTAAAAACGCTTCTAGACTATTTTAGGTGTGAATGTACCCAAAACACCCTAAAGCCGCTCAGTGGGCTTCTATGGGCGATTAAAAGCATAGTGGTGATTAGGGGTTGCATACAGGTTCCATGGAACTTTTCTGGATGGTAGACTAACCAAAGTTGAAACCGCGTATGCTGCCCGCCAAGGGCAATGCAATCCGCTCATAGGGGATAGAACATGGCAAAGAAACCAACATATCTAAAAGTAGTGGCTAAGGAGCAACCACTGACAGGGAAGCAGGAAGCATTCGCAAAGCTGGTGGCAGGGGGTTCAGTGCTGAGTGATGCCTATAGGGAATGCTATTCGGCTGATACTATGAAAGATAGCACGGTTTGGTCAGAGGCTTGCCGCCTTGCACAGAACCCCAAGGTCTCCGCAAGGATTAAGGATATCCAAGCCGATATGGAAGCAGATCATCGCACGAGGCTGCTCAGGCGTGAGGAATGGGTGTTGAAATCCCTACAAGAAGAAGCGGTATCGGCAGACAATGCATCTTCGAGAATTCGGGCTCTAGAGCTTGTTGGCAAAACGGTGGGCATGTTCACAGATCGTATAGAACAGGCTGAGACCAGCGAAAGATCAGCGTCAGAGATTGAAAAAGAGTTGAAGGCGCGGCTTGATCGGTTGATCGGATCGTGACCGCCCCTGTTTGAAATGGCGAAAAATGCCAACCCCACCTACCCCCAACCACCCCTGACAGTACGCCGCATCGTACTCGGATATACATGAGGTTCTACACAACCAATGTCAGAGTTTCTTGAAATACCCTCTCCTTGTATAGGGACGTGCCTCATTGATGAGGAGAGTGAACTTTGCCTAGGGTGTAATAGGACTGTAGATGAGATAGCCTTGTGGGGCGATTTAACGCCCTCTGAGGCGGTCTTGATGATGGAAGTGGTACATACCCGCACCCTTTTGCTTTGGGAGGACTGGGAAGCTCGTGAGGACCCCACCCTTCATTAGAAAAAGAGGGTAGGAATCCTAGGGGGTAAAAAATTTTGCAAAAAAAATTTCAAACTCATTCATCCTCTGCGTAGATGTTGTTAAATATCTGGTTAACATCCAAGGTGTAGTCTAGATCTGATTTTGAGTAGTGAATGTGCTGTGAAGGGAGAAAGTCTGGTGCGCCTTCTCCTGTTTCAAACCATGCTGGGTGTGTCACCCTAACGCGGTTGTTAGGTAGCGCCACTATGTTTCCTGTCCATTCCCCTGCATCAAGAAGCTCCAAGACATGACTTTGCTTATGCTGTGCCGGGTCGTCTGCTATCTCGCTGTCTGTGTAATCCACGGTGAAAAGATACTTTGCCGGAAAAAAGTTCCCGCCTACTTTTGCGATCCAAGGACATGGGGTTGCCCTGTTCAGGGTGTAGACAGAGTGAGTGTGCGACATGCAGTCCCAAGGCTGGGCATCATACACCGGCATTGCATCAGGCCATTCTTCTAGTTGGGTGTCCCCAACTAAAGCTGTTATGGGCATTCTTGCCCACATAGCACCGCCATGTATGTTTGGATCATCTGTTTCGTCAGATTCACAACCTGTGAAAATTACCTGAAAACTAAGGCACCTATTGGGCATAGTTGTCACAGCAATACACATAGCGTGTAAAAATTCGCCGTGATACCTCACATGATTACATGTATATTCACGTCTAACCCAGCACTTGAAGTGCGGTATGTTACTTTGCAGGTAAGGCATCACCACCATCCATATCGGTTAATTCGCCATACGGATCTTCAACGGTTTTTTTATTTGACTTCTCGCATTGAGCCTTTGCTTTTCTTTCGGAGTCTATCCTAAACAACATGTTGATAGAGTATTGCCCCTGTAGCTTGTACTTCTCGCAAATGGCCTTTGCCTGCTTTGCAGCTAGCGATGAATGTGTCGGATTTGTCATCGGCTCATCATTCATGCCCACACAATAAAAAATATCGTGATTTTCGTTTGCTCTTCTCAATACTGAATAAGTCATTTCTACCTCCCGAAACCCTTAATTAGTAAGTTATAATATATTAGTATATATATATATATAATATAGGGCCACAAAAAAACGCTTCGCCTAGCGCGTGTCGATGTTTTTCTGTAGTATGTTCGTTGAGGTGCTAAGTCTCCCGGCACCTCCGGTGGGGTTGAGCTACCTCCCTAGCTCCCCCACCGTCATTATTTTGGGAGCGGGAGATAAAAATGGCTAGTAACATAATACAGTTTCCTCGTGGCGAAGGTCTTGATGATGAGTCTGATCTGGACCCGAATGAGATGCTTAGTCATCTAAAGGATGAGGTTACCATGACCGAAGCCATCGTTGTTGGTTGGACTGATGAGGGCAACCTCTTCATGGCTACATCCCACGGAAAAGCACCTGAAATGGTTTTTTTGCTTGAGTTGGCAAAATCTGTGCTAATGAACAGGTGTGTCGGTGAGGATTCATGAGCGATGGACTTCTATACCTTTTTTGTCTTCTTCTCCGTAATCGTAACCCCGGAAGGGGAAATAAAAACTTTTTCAAAGAACGTGACTGAGTGTCCGACAACTGAGATTGTTCTGGAGTTGCACAAGCCTAGGCTGGACAGGGGTGAGATAATCGACTGGGCTGCCACATGCTTGGAAACGAAACTTCCTCTGGACACCACTGTTAAGGGTTTGAAAACATAACATGGGTCAAATGACGGCGATAAATCAAAAAATAGCCAACCTACCCGATGACCAAAAGAAGGAGATACTTGATCTTCTTTATGAGTTGGAGGAGGCCAAGTCAAAAGAGGAGTCAAGAACAGACTTCCTAACCTTCGTGAATAAGATGTGGCCCTCGTTTATTGCTGGCAGGCACCACGCAATTATGGCTGATGCGTTTGAAAGGGTGGCAAAGGGTGAGTTAAAGCGCCTAATTGTAAACATGCCCCCCAGACATACCA